ACTGGATCACCGCCGACGGCTCGCCGAACTGGAACTCGTGTATGTGGTCGGCGATGCGGCCGACCGAGGCGACCTTGCGGAACTTGCCCATCTCCAACTCGATCTCGCCGCCGCGCAGGGGGAGCGCGTCTGAGATGAGGCCGCTCGCCATGTTGTTGAGCGTGCCCTTGTCGATGGTCTGCCGCAGCATCTTGTTCACGGCGGTGTTGATCTGGCCGATCAGATGGCCGAGGCCCAGGCCGTACACGCCGTCCGGGTTGGGCAGGAACATCCAGTGCGTAAAGCACTCGATCGGCTCCTTGTCGTAGACCGGCTGGCCGAAGTCGTCGGCCTCGTAGCGGATGCTGATGCGCTGGACCTTCTTCGTGGTCGCGTCCACGGTGACGATGTACGGCTCCTCGATGCCGTCGTCGTCGAGGTCGAGCAGGCGGTGCTGCTCGTACAGCTTGGCGTAGTAGGCGTCGCCCAGGCCCGGCTGGCGGTGGCCCTGGGCCTCGTCGTGGGCCTCCTGCGTCGGCGCCGCGCCATCGGTGTGCTTCCAGGGCTCGCACGGGCTGAGGAAGTAGCCGCCGGCCGCCAGGATGCGCGTCTTGTTGACGCTCATGTAGATGACGTGCGTCTTGCGCGGCAGGTCTTCCAACTCGCGCGGGCCGATGCCGTAGGGCAGGATCAGGTCTTCGGCGCGAACGTTCTCGACGCAGTTCCGCTTCAGGCGCGGGTCGTAATAGACCTTGGTGAACATGCTGCCGTGCAGGGCCACCGACAGCAGCAGCGCGTCCTTGCGCTTGCGGTAGGTCTTGTCCCGGACCATAAGCTGCCAGGACATGTGCTTGCCGACCCGCTTGGCGCGCTCGATGTCGGCCTTCTCGATCTGGCCGGTGGGGAGCGCCTGGATGATCGAGCGGTTCGGGAAGAACGCCTGAAAGGCGCGCGCGTGGAACTGGTTGCACGCCTCGGCCAGCATCGGGATCGACTCGTCCGAACTGCCCTGCCAGGGCGGGTTGAGCGGCGCGTCGTTCTGATAGTACAGCCTGATCCAGTGGGCGTGCATGTCGAGCCAGTCCTGGCGACTCTTGTCGTCCAGTTCGGCTTCCTTGCAGACCAACTCGCCGATCGCGTCCAGTTCCTCCTCGGGCAGCATGGCCGCGAGGTTCTGCAACTCCGGGTGCAGGCCGGCGCCGGTCTGCTGCGGCTGCGGCGGCCCCATCGGCTCGGCCGGCGGCTGCGGCTGCGGCGCGCCGCCCATCGCGGGGTCGCCCATCGGGGAGGTGCCCGGAATCCCGGCGGCCGGACCCAGACCGGCCATCGCCGGGTCAAGCGGCGGCATCGTCCTCGGCCAACTCGTACAGTTCGTGGAACAGGTGCGCCTTGACCACCCGGCGGTTGCCCTCGCGGTCGGTCACGATCCAGTCGCCCTGGCTGATCGGGAAGCGCCCCTCCTTCGTGTCGATGTACGGCACCTCGTGCAGCAGGCCGCCCTGGTCGTAGGTCAGGTAGGGCGGCATCCAGCCGTCCTCCAGGCCGAGGTGGTATGGGACCGCGTCAACCAGGGGCGACTTTTTGCGGTACTTCGCCATCGAAGAATTCCTCGAAGGGCTTGAGTTTCAGGAGCGAGCGGCAGACGTGCGGGATCATCCCGTCGCCGTGCATCGCGATGTCGAAGTTGTTGGTGCTCTGCAGCAGCTTCTCGAAGTCCTGCGCCTGGGCGACCAGTTCGCCGTCGGTCCAGAACTTCCGGCCGCGCACCTCGACCTCGTAATAGCGCGGGTTGCCGTCGGGCAACTTCTCGCTGAGGTCCGGCTTCTTGTAGTAGCAGCCGTCGTAGCCGAAGCACTCGAACCTGCGGAAGCCGATGGTGTGGAGCACCGAGATGCCGCGCGTGGCCGACGCGGAGCCGCCGGGAACCAGAAACGACCCCGGCGCGACCTCGCGCAGCACCTCGATCTCGTTGGCGCCGACGTGGGCATGGTACATCCACACCCTGGCGTTGCGCTCGATCAGGCGGTCGATCGTGCTCGGGTGGCACATGCTCGCCACGAAGTAGAGCACGTCCGGGTGCGGGTCTTCGATGAAGTCCTGGACGTGGCTGCGCGGGTCGAGCAGCATACAGGCCCAGGGCACGATCCCGGCCGCGAGCAGGGTGTCGTGGGCGTGCTTGACGCAGACCACGTAGCCGCCGCGCGCCTGGGCCTGACGGATCTCGGCCAGTTGGCCGATCAGCGACGGCCCGCCCGACGCCATCACCGCGAGGCGGTCGTGCCGGTGGCACATCGGAATCGTCGGCAGCCCCTTCGACACCGCGTAGCGGATGTTGGCCTGAATCTCCTCGTCCGGGACGCAGTTCTTGGTCTTGATCTGGAGGTTGGCCTTGCCCTTCACGGCGACGCCGCGAACCGCCATCTGGACCAGCCCGCCGCCCAGAACCGGGTCCAGCTGCGGCAGCAGGCTCCAGCCGGGCGCGCCCTCGATCACGAGGTTGCAGCCGTACTTCGTGACGTCCGGGCACCGCCCCTCGGCGTCCGGCACGTAGTAGTCGTCCATGACGATGACCTTGGCGTCCCGCAGGTGGTGCAGGTCGGACGAGATGGTCTCGATCGAATGGCCGCCGTCGATGTAGGCGAAGTCGCAGCCCGTGAAGTCCATGTCCTTCAGGGTCTCGCGGGTGTCGCCCTTCTCCAGGCTGAAGACGAACGTCTTGCCCTCGGGCAGCGACTTCTGGAACGCCTCCAGCTTCTTTTGCACGACCTTGAGCGGGAACGGCTCCTTGACGTTCAACTCGCGGTCGTTGATGGCCGTCGTGGCGTCCTCGAACAGGTCGAAGCCCCAGTAGCGCACGTCGTCGCGGTGCTTCAGGGCCTCGGTCGCCATCTGGATGGCGCGGTCGCCGTTCCAGGTGCCGACCTCAACGATCTCCCTCGGCTTGCAGGCCGCGATGATCTGGTTCAACTGCGCGTATCTAGCTGTCATGCGGCCCACCGTGTTCCGGCACGAATCTTCCGAACGGTTCTGGCCGAGACCCCGAATAGCGGCGCGATCAGATGGCTCGGCCCGCTCGCCGCGCGAATCTCTTCAACCTGATCTGGCGTCAGGCGCGCATTCCAATGCTTCACGCCGGCTCGCGACCGGCCCTTGCGAACCATGTCCTCGGAATTGTCCTTGTAGGTGCCGAGGAACAGATGGTCCGGGTTGACGCACAGCCGGTTGTCGCACTTGTGGCAGACGAGCATCCCGTCAGGGATGTCGCCGAAGTGGGCCTCCCAGGACAGGCGATGAACGTATCCGCGGCGCTTCGATCCCGGCATCCATATGGTGCCGTATTTCCCGTTTGTCGCGCCGCGCCAAACCCAGCAACCGGATTCGAGTTTCTCAACTGTCGCCATAAGCTGCCTGCTTTGCGATAACGCCTTTGTTGTGCGTCGAGAATTTTCCCAACGGCGTCTTGGGCCAGACGTGCATCCCTTCGACGCCTGCGGACAGGTTGTGGAAGAAGTGATTCTCGTTCTCCCACGCCTTGCGGAGTTGATCGAAGACGTAGCTGTCGTGCCACTCGGGGTACTTGAACACGAAGTCGGTGCGGTACATGTCCCGGAACTCCTCCAGGAACGCCTCGGCGCCGCAGTTCATGTTGTAGGCGACGAAGCCGCACTCCGAATGGTGCCAGTCCTTGCGGCCGAGGTAGGTCGCCAGGGCGCCCTCCGGGCAGTGCTTGCGGAAGAAGTCCTTGGGCGGCTTCCGGGTGAACTCCACGTCGGCGTCGAACCACACCCAGCGGTCGCAGGGCGGCCGGGTCGGGCTGGTCAGCGCGAACACCTTCCTGGCCCACTTGACGGCCTGGAAGCGGTAGTCGATCACCAGCTTGCCGTCGCGGCGCGAGACGACGCCGTTGGCCTTGCTGTCGGAGCGGTGCCGGAGCAGGAAGTCGCAGCACTCCTCGTCCTTCAGCAGGTTGACGTAGGTCGGCCCCGGCTCGTCCGGCTCGTAGCCCTCGTAATAGACGACCAGCGGCCACGGGCAGTGCTTGAGGTAGCTCGCCAGGAACCGCTTGCCGTACTGGACGTAGCCCTGGTAGCTCCAGGAAGTGCAGCAGACGACGTTCATGTCGTGAGCGCCTCGCGCACGGCGCGCCGCAGCGCCGCGTCGATCTCCCTCTCGGCCTTTTCCTGGTCGAAGCAGAACTCGCTGACCCAGTCGTCGAGCAGGGCGTCGAAGCTGACGCGTCTCCCGGCGTAGGCGAACGTCCCGGCCCTGATCGCCGCGACGATCTTCTCGACCTCCGCGTCGATGTGCTCGTCGAACAGCGCCTTCGCGTACTCCTCGATGGCCGCGCGCTTGGCGTCCGTCATCCGATCATCTCCCGCAACCGGTCGTTGTCGGCCCGCTCCAACTCCTCCATCCATTCCCCGGCGAACGGCGCGTCGCCGTAGCCCTCGAACCAGGGGCCGCCGTCGGTAAAGTGGGCGGCCTTGACCTCGGCGACCGGCGGCGAATGGCCGACCAGCCAGTTCCATTCGACCGGCAGTTCGCCGATCTCCTGCGGCTCAAGCCACTGGAAGCCGTGCAGCCAGGAGCCGGTCTTGGTGTTGATCGCCTCGCGGGTCAGCCGCAGGTTCGCCGGGTGCGAGCAGTTCCAGAGGATCAGCGACGACCAGTTCTTGCGGTAGTAGGGGGACTGCACCTGATTGTCCATCTTGGTCCCGGCCGGCGGCCGGAAGTCGTGCTGGACCACCTGCACCGCGTAGCGCGGGTTGCGCAGGTCGTAAAGGCCCTTCACGTCGGCGCGCCACAGGAAGTCGCAGTCGCAGAAGATCGCCCAGCCCTCGTACTGCTGCAGCAGCGGCACGCAGAACCGGGTGAACGCAAAGGCGGTCGAGAACGGCCTGTGGTCCAGGTCGTCGTAGGCCCGGCCGGCGGAATCGACGTCCCAGCCGCGTGCGAAGATGCCGTTGCCGTCGGCGCCCATGAGGCCCCGGCGGTTCAACTTGATGACGTGCAGCGGGATCGACGAGCGGGCGATCAGCGAGCGCCGGCACACCGTGTAGGCGTCGTCCTCGCGCGGGTCGTAGCCAATGTAGATCGGAAGCGGGTCCATCGAAGTCTCCGAAATGCCGCCTCAACCGGCGGCGTCAACGTCCCAGGCGTAGACGCGATCAATCCGCGTCCGCGCCACCTCCTTCCGCCTCTCCGGGCGCGAAAAAAACCCCCTCGGCCAGGGAGGGAGCCGAGGGGGCGCAACCGAGTTTCTGTCCGTTGCAGGGGAGGCTTCCGTGGGACACGGTGAGAGATGCGGACAGTACCAATAGTCAGTACGTGCGGAAGCGCACGTTGTCAAGTGCGAAACCTTTCAAGGGCGTCCCAGCACTCGCCCCGGCGGATCTCGGTCAGGGTCCATTGCTGGTAGGCGAGCGCGTGCAGCCAGGGTTCGCGGTCGGGGTAGATCGGGTGTTCCACGTCGCAGAGCCGATGGCGGGCGACCGGCTCGGCGGCCGACGGGCCGAGGACGATGACCGGCACGCCCTGGATGACGGCCTCGACCGCCGCGTTGGAGTTGTAGGCGACGAGGCACCAAGCGTCCTTCAGGACGGTTGACAGGTCTTCCTCCGAGTCCTTGGGCTTGACGACGACCGGGCGGTCGGTGTGCCGGGCGAGTTCTCGGGTGACGGCGGCGAGCCATAGGTGAGGGTCGATTCCGTAAAAGGCGCCAATGGCCCTCGCAATCGGACAGACCACGACGGTGCGGCCCGTGCGGCGCCAGGGCTGGAGATCGACACCAAGAGATCGCCACCGATCGGCGGGGTAATCACCAACCGCTCCCGACCATTGCAGTCCGTTTCGACTGATACGGTAGTACCCGTGATAATGCCCCCGTCGAACGTAACCGTGATCGACATGGTAGAAGTCCCTTCCGATCCACTCGCACTCGTCGATGATCCGGTCGCAGCCCCGGAGGATGCCGTAGACCGCCGCCGGGCCGTCTTGCAGGCCCTCGGAGACGGGGACGATCCGGCCGCCCGAGCCTTGCAGCAGCGCGCGTGAGATGACCTGACAGATCGGGTGGCCGGTGTCGTAGATCGTCAGGTCGGGGAAGGTCATCCGAACAGCAGCCAGAAGACGAAGGCCCAGGCGGCGACGACGCCGGTCAGCCAGGTGAACAGGATGCCGTAGCCGATCGCGGCGGTGATCCGGCGGTCGCGCCGCTCGCTCTTGGTCAGGAAGTCTTTGCGCATCGCTACCTCGTGGCGGTGCGCCGCACCGCGTAGGGGTCGGCGTTCCGCATGTGCCTGATGTACTCGGCCTCGGCCTGATCCTTGCGGTCCTGCTCCGTGGTCACGTAGGGCCGCGAGCGCAGGGCGTAGGCCACCTCGTCGTAGACGTGGTCCTCCAGGTTGGTGTCCGGCCCCTTCTCCGGGTCCGTCTCGTCGAGCGACAGCGTCGGCACGGTGCGCCAGAAGTGCCGGCAGTTGGCGGTGACGAAGAACATCGGGTCTTCGGCCATCTGGCCGTCGGAGCGGAAGTTCGGGTTGCCGGCCAGGCGGGCCAGAACCTCGGAGTAGTTGTGCTTGCGGTCCTTCTTCGCCGGGCGCAGCGCGAAGCGCGTCGAGCGCGTCGCGTCGGGGTCGTCGTCGGCCCCCGCCGCCATCATCCGTTCGGCCGTCGAAGGCCCGTCCGACTTGGACCAGATCTCGCTGTCCGCCACGCGGTAGTCGATCACGTCGCCGCGCTCCTGCTCCATCTGGAGGATCTGCCGGGCGACCGCCGGGCTGTCGAGCCGGATGCCCTGGTTCGCCCGCCCGTTCCAGCCGTACCATTCGGCGTAGCGGATCACCGCCCCCTCGGGCAACCAGCGGCGCGGGTAGCCGTCCTTGGCTTCCAGCCACGCCCCCTCGCTGACGCAGTACCAGCCGACCGAGAACGGCTTGGCCGAGCCCCAGTCCAGGCTCATGAACTTCGTCCACCACTGCGGCGGCTTGAACGGCCGCAGCATGTGGCGCTCCTTGCTGAGCGTGTGGAGCGCCTGCCCGACTACCGCGTCCCAGTCGCCGTCGCGGTAGGCCCTGGCGAGTTCCGGCGGCAGGCCGGAGAAGCTGGCCGCGTAGTTCCGGTCGATGTAGGCGTTGTCGGCGATCTTCGCCGGGATAAACAGGCTGGTCCACCCCCGGTCGTTCGGGTCGCTCGGGTCGCGCATCGACTCGTCGAAGAAGACCTTCTCCGGCTCGCGATCGACGAAGGTCAGCTTGAGGAAGTTGTGCGCCGGCCCGCCGGGGTTGCTCGCCAGCACCATGCGCGGCAGCGCGTGCGCCAGTTCCGGCGGCGGCCGCCAGCCGCCCAGGCGCAGCCGGGTGCGCAATAGCTGGATCTGCGCCTCCGTCATGCGGCTCGCCTCGTCGATGCCGATGTGGTGCATCTCGGCCCCCAGGTAGCGGTAGACGTCCGCCTCCTTCTCGCAGTAGCAGAAGTGCATCGCCGAGCCGTTCTTGAACTCCAGCACCTTGCGGCTCTCGTGGTAGACCGCGACCTCGGACGGGATTTCCCGGCGGATGAACTTGATGTGGTTGTCGTCCAACTCGGGCAGGGTCCGCCGGAACAGGTACGCCTGCAGCCCCGGCGCGCGCAGCGCGAAGGTGATCTGATCCCACCTGAGCGCGTGGCTCTTCCCGCCGCCGGCCGCGCCGCCGTAGAAGATCTGGCGGGCGCAACTGGAGTGCAGGAGGGCCTGCCTCGGCTGCGGCTTGTAGTCGAAGGTGATGACGGCCATTACGGCCCCGCCTCCTTCTTCGGCGCGATCGTGCAGCCCGCCGCGTCGATCGTGGCGAGTATGGCGTCGGCGTCAGCCCCAAACTCGCACAATGCTTCGCCCGGCTCCGGGTCCGAACTTGGGTAATGCCGCTCCCACAGCGCCCGCGCCAGTCTCTCGCGCCAGTCCATCGCTACACCTCCGCGCAGTTCGGGCAGATATGATTTGTCTTATCCCCCGTCCAACCGTCTCGGCGTAGTTGACTGATTAGGCCCCGTGTATCCCAGGCGCCGCCAGCTAGTGGCGTCATCGAGAAGCCGTCAAACTCCTCGCCACACACATCGCAGGTCACGGAAATTCGCGGATCGTTTATCATCGCTACACCTCCTCGGCGCGCCGCCGGAGGGCCGCCGCAACCGCCGGCAGGCATACCCGCAGCGCCTTGGCCGATATGGCCTCCGTGCTCGTGCCGTCCGCCGGGAACACGTCCTCCGGGTAATGCCCCGCCTGCCGCTCCACGACCTTCGCGGCTTTCAGCCACACCTCGCGCTCGGTCTGGCGCAGGGCGTCGGCAATAACGTCCTCCAGCTTCGGCGCCGCCGCTGTGATCGGCGTCTTGTTCCACTCCGCTACAATCTCCCGCGCCCGCTCCTCCGCGGTCTTCCGCCTCATCGCCGGTGGAACCCCACCCGGTACAGCGGCCGCTCCAGACCCCAATCGTCGTCTTCTTCAACCGCAAGTAGGCGGATTCCCAGGAAATTCGGCCTCTCCTGCTGGTCCATGCTCAACTCCTGGTTGGTGGTGGCAGACTATTCCGGCACTTTCTGCAGATTTGGGCAGGGTATGCGTACGGGCGGGAATACGCCCGAATCCGCCCTCTCGCCCACACCCCCGTCACCCCAACGTCGGCCTGAGAACAAACCGCGAACACGGGTCCATGCCCCGCCCGTCTCTCGGGCTTTGTCCTTTCGAATCAATGACTTAGCGCGGTTCGTTGACGTGTCGTCTGAACGGTTCCGGGGGGCTGGGGCAGGGAACGTCGGGGAAAGGGCGCGCGTTTGTGCCATCAACCCCCCGGTCTGCACGGTGGCAGGGGCAGGGGCAGGCACGGT